TGAACACGGGGTCAACCGACCCCTATAAGGGAATGACAGACATGACCAACCGCCTTGACACCATCATCAACCTGGACACCGCCGCCGACATCCTCGAGAAGGTTCGAACCCAGCTCCAGGACATGGCGTGCCCTCGGTACATGGATGACCAGATTCTGAACCTGCTTTACCAGCTCGACGGGCTTCGGTACGAGGTTCTGAACGAGGACCTCGTCGAGGGCTAAGAGCCTATCGGGATTCTAGGATCCCTTGTTGACTTTAATCTCTATACCGGTTAAGATCTGACTTAACAACAGACACAGACAAGGATACTAAAATGCCCCGTGGTGTTCCCCGCGCTGGTTACCGCAAGCCTCGCCAGTCCAAGATGGACAATGCTAACTCTCTGGCTAAGATCATGAATGTCCACGTGCCGGCTGAGCCGGTCGTGGTCGAGACTGACGAGGAGATCGAACAGAAGCTGAACGACCGCTTCGAGGTCCTGGCTGAGATGACCGAGGCTGCCACTGACGGCTCGGTGCGTTCCATGATCGTCTCGGGTCCAGGTGGCCTGGGCAAGTCCTACACCGTGGAGCGGGTCCTGAACTCCTGGGACCCTAACGCTCTGAGCCACACCGTGATCCGTGGGTTTGTCAAGGCGACCGGTCTCTTCAAGCTCCTGTATCAAAACCGTGCTCCTGGCCAGGTCCTAGTGTTCGACGATGCTGACTCCGTGTTCCTGGATGACGTGTCAGTTAACCTGCTCAAGGCGGTGTGCGACTCCACTGAGAAGCGTATCGTGTCTTACATGTCCGAAAGCGTGTTGATCGACGACGAGACCGCCGAGCGACTGCCCAAGTCCTTTGAGTTCGAGGGTACTATCATCTTCATCACCAACATGGACTTCGATGGTATGATCGACCGTGGATCAAAGCTGGCTCCTCACCTCGAGGCCATGCTGACTCGGTCTCACTATATCGACCTGGCAATGAAGACTCGTCGTGACTACATCATTCGGATCAAGCAGGTGGTCGCCTCCGGCATGCTCCGTGGTCGTGGTCTGGATGCTGAGGCTGAGGCTGACGTGATGGAATTCATCGATGAGAACCATGACTGCCTCCGCGAACTCTCTCTTCGTATGGCTATTAAGCTGGCCGACATCCGTAAGAGGAACTCTAAGACTTGGAAGAAGACGGCTCGTGTCACCTGTTGTAAGTGATATGGACCAAGTCCAGGATCAAATCGAAAATCAAGTCTTGAATCAAGTCCAGGAATACTAAACTATGAAACAAGCCAGGAATCAAATCGAAAATCAAGTCAGGGATCAAGTCTTGAATCAAATCGAAAATCAAGTCAGGAGTCAAGTCTTGGATCAAGACAGGAATCAAGTCTGGCGTCAAGTCAGTAATCAAGTCTCGGATCAAGTCTGGAGTCAAGTCTATGATCAAGTCTTGAATCAAGTCCAGGAATGATAAGCTATGAAACAAGCCAGGAATCAAATCGAAAATCAAGTCTTGAATCAAGTCTGGGATCAAGTCAAGAATCAAGTCTGGAATCAAGTCAGGTATCAAGCCAGGGATCAAGCCTGGAATCAAGTCAGGGATCAAGTCGGGAATCAAGCTTATGATCAAGTCTATGATCAAGTCTATGATCAAGTCAGGAATCAAGTCTGCGATGATGAAGCACGCATATAGCCATGCATGAAGTACATAAACAAATCAGTTTTGATACGTGGAACGCTGCATACACGATCGTTCAAGTAGTAATGATGAACAATCGCGCATCTTACACGAAGATCTTCGAAAACATGTACCATCAAGTACATAACACGATCAATCAAGTCTCGGCGCAAGCCAATGAAGCAATACACAGCACCAATTAAAGTTTACCCAATAAAGAATTAGTTTGACATAAAACTATTATTTGCCATAATAGTTCGACATAAAACTATTATTTGCCATAATAGTTCGACATAGAACTATATAATAGGTTGTGATATCAATATTTCCGTGCGAAGACTTCTTCCTTGCTATTGACTATTCTTGTTTTTGTCATATAATATCCATATGTGGATAGAATATCCTGTGTGAATAGATAGTGGAGTATATTTTGATTAACGTTAGTAATAGTTTGTATAATGCTAGTAAGATCATGAGTTATGTAAACGTAGTAGAAGATTCAGTAGTGACTATTATTGAAGATATGATCGAATTTAGTATCGATAATATAGTCTATGATCAAGTCTATTATTTAATACTCATTGAAGTAAGAAATAGTTGAAGATGTCCATGACCTCTATGAAACCTGTTTATTATAAAGACTTGATTGATTCTAAGATACTAGATATGAAGATTAATTATGCAATATTAAATGGCTTAAAAGCTGATGATAGGTTGACTCAGGTCTGGTTAAATGTCTTTATTCGAGTCAGGGAGTCATATGATGACTGAGTTGAATACTCATCAAAAAAAGAACATGCAAATGTTTAAAGTCAGGAATCAAGTCTGGGATCAAATCAGTAATCAAGTCTGGAATCAAGTCAGTGATCAAGTCTGGGGTCAAGTCAGTAATCAAGTCGAGGATTGATAAGCTATGAGTCAAGTCTATGATCAAGTCTATGATCAAGTCTGGGGTCAAGTCAGGAATCAAGTCTATAGTCAAGTCGGGAATCAAGTCTGGAGTCAAGTCTGGATTCAAGTCATAGATCAAGCCAGGATTCAAGTCTATGATCAAGTCAGTAATCAAGTCAGTAATCAAGTCTATGATCAAGTCAGGGATCAAGTCAGGGATCAAGTCAGGATTGATAAGCTATGAATCAAGCTATGAGTCAAGTCTATAATCAAGTCATGAGTCAAGTCTGGGGTCAAGTCTGGAATGAAGTCAGTAGTCAAGTCGGGGATCAAGTCTCGGATCAAGTCTGGGATCAAGTCATGAGTCAAGCCAGGAATAATGCTGATATAATAAATCCACTAATCATATGTATAGATGATGAAATCCATATCACTCAAACAAGATCCAATTAGTTACTGTCTCAAGAAAACTACACTCTATATAAAACAAAATACAGTAAACGATATTGCTAAAAAAGTGTATAACCCAGTCTTGGTGATACGTGACATAAAAGATTTTATATATCTGGAGGCACATGGTAAAGCGTTATGAACGAATGTGATGGTTGTGATCGAATGGACTGTAGAGATAGAGGATGTATTGGTCCAGTGACAAATAAAAAAGATGGATTGATTGCTGATATTAAAGATAAGATTAATAAACTTGAAGAAGCCAGGGGACTAATTGCTCGTGCTGAAGCACTATTAGCAATGGATCAAGCAAAGCTAAAAGAAGTCTGTAATGGCTCCTGTGTTCATGTTAGACGAAAGACTGAAAATTATCCAGGTGGATATCTAGATAAATCCATGACTGAATATATTGATATTTGTTCTATATGTGGATATTATAAAGTAATTAAAACAGAATATGGTGGATATGGATAAAAATATAGCCCTGGTTTTGCCAGGGCTTTTTAGTATGTATTTTTATATTCTATGAATATTTTATGTTGTATATTGTTTATCATATTCAGGTATAACTCATTACGTATGAGCATATCTGTTCGTTCTTCTCTACTCAGTATCATATTCATGCAGTCATTTCTAATAGCTTTATAAACATAACTTTCTACTGACACGTGAATATATTCCTCACTCTTTCTACATAAAGTTCTCTCGATTTAACAAATACTAGTGGGTCGTCATGATCTACCGCCATGATGATGACAATGTTTGGCGTAATGATACCAGTCCTCTCTTCAAGCATCAATGAATAACATGTTGCTTGCAAGAAATAAGATAAGATATCATTCTCAGTTTTTACTCTCTTTGAAGTTTTGAAGTCAATGATTGATGGTACATCATCAAACGAAGCAATTAAGTCAACCCTACCAGCAGTATGTAATACTTTAGACCACAATGCACCCTCAATGCAAGTAACGTCAGTCACTCTCTGGTCGAGTACTAGTCGAATACTCTCAAACGTAGCCACGTTAACGGGCATGGCTCCAGCTGTATAATCATCCTTGTCTAACAAATACTTTTCAGCTAAATCATGTATAGCTGAGCCACGACGAGTCGCTATAGTCGAAACTCTGTTAGCTTCTTCCTCGCCAACTCTAGCTCTCCATGCTTCTAGACCAGATTTATCTAGCTTACGACCGAGTACAGTTGTAACTGACGGTAAGTCACCAATAGGTGTATGATAATATCTACCCTCATTAGTCGTGGTAGCATCAATAGAAGGTAGATCAAGCAACTGTGGTCGGAAATACCGACCACGTTTTGCCTTGTTACTCTTTAGATCAGAAAAGTTCATGCAGATATACCTAACCTATCTTTTTCAATGATGTAGTCACGAACTAAGTCACTCCTCAATATATCATTCTTGTTAAACTCAACAAACTTAAACGACCTTATATTTTTTATGATTTTGATAAATTGAGTTATACCCATTCGATCTTTATCGTTAGTAAAGTCAGACTGAGTAAAGTCACCAGAGAATATGATCTTGCAGTCACGCCCCACACGTGTTACTACAGAATCAAGTTCATGAAATGTAGCGTTCTGCATCTCGTCCATAATCACTATACAATCATTTAATGTAGTACCACGAATAAAAGATGTTGACATGAACTCAATCATATTCTTGCTTTTCAGATATTCATAAGCATCACCACGACCAAATAACTCTGAACAAATAGCGTAATAAGGTGCTTCATATACTTTAGCTTTTTCTTTATTAGTACCTGGTAAAAAACCCATGTCTCTTACCGGTACTATAGACCTAATAATGTATATTTTTTTATACACTGACTCAGTATTTAATATCTGATTGAGAGCCAGATATAAAGAAATATATGATTTACCCGTGCCTGCTATACCATGAAGCATCAAGTTCTTATTGTTTCTATATGCTTCAAAAGTAAGTTTTTGGTTCTCTGTCAGGGGTATGACATCACGAAGAGTAAAGTTTAGCTTCTCAGCAACCCCTTCTCCGTTCTGTCTCTGTAATCTTCTCTCTTTACGTGATAGTCTCTTCTTAGGCGGTGCTGACATGTATAACCTTTATCTTGTTATATGTCCAGGCACTTTAAAAAGTATTTACGCTACTCTTGGTCATTCCACGAGAGTGATGTTTCTTGATTTCTCTTAGTCTATCTCGGAAAGCATCATCGGGCTTCTTTAGACCCAGTCTGATAGAATCCCCCAGAGCAGGAGCACCATGGACAAGTTGAGTCATGTGTGGGTTATCTTCTAGGTACTTGCCCCTCTCTGTTATTGACATGAAGAGCTCTTGCTCCTCACCAGTATTTAGGTCTTTAAAGAGATAAGTCGGCATCATTCATCCTCATCCATGTTTAGAAGCTGGTCAACGTTCTTTGATCTGATAAGATTCTTTAATTTCTTTTCTTTTCGTCGCTCGCGATTAGCTCGATAGTCATTACCATAATCTTCGTTGTCTTCTTCATCGTACCATTTACGACCATAATTCTTAGCTTTTGACTTGCTCATTAGAATAGACCTGGAAATGCCTCTAATACTACGTCACGTGTGACACCGGGGTATGGAAGATGTTTATTTTTTACTGATAGTAGGAGCTTAGCATCCTGCGGATCTAGAGTCTCGAGTAACTCGATGAACAAAAACTCACGTCTAGTCTGCTTGAGGTTAGGATTACCACCCTCTATAAAAATATACATTTTTCTGTATTCTCTTAGTAAGACATGATGCTGATCTGGTAGGTCGTTTTCTCTGTAGGGTGGATCTGAGTCTGGAAGTAACCAGACAATTCTTGGATCAAAGGCTCCCTGTAACATGGCTCGTAAGGCTGGAGACTCGTTCTCCTTAAGCATCCTTACTCTGTCTTCATGTCTAGTCATCTTTGAAGTACGTTCTAGTACTTCAGACACACCGAGTCTCATTCAGAGACTCCGTCAAACAAATTCATTCATGTTCTCCATTAGGTTCTTTAGACGATTGGTGATAAAATAGTTCATTAATCCAGGACTGGCTTTCTTTTCCAGTTGAGACACGTAGCTCTCAATGACTCGAGCATAGACTTCGTCTGGAATCATATTTAGATCGATCAGTTGTTGGTTTCGCTTGTAGTTACGAAGCTGAGTCATCGAGTCACAGAACTCCTCTGGGTTCTTATTAACCCAAGAGTCCAGCTTCTTTTGTGTGATTGGCTTCTGTCGAACACCAGTCACTAGACTGGTGTCATCAGACAAGAAGTTAGGGATACCGTCACCGGAGTCACCCTTGATGATGTGTTCTTTGAGGAAACGATCCGGGTCATTGCATGTAATAAACTTCTTCATAACCGGATTGTACTGCTTGACATTCATAAAACGTTGTAGTTGTTGCATATCTTTGTCACCACTAATGATGAGGATCTTCTCATTGGTGTTACCATACTCCTTGCATAGAGTACCGATGATATCATCGGCCTCAGCAGTATCAATACGAATAGTTACGTATGGAAAATACTCTGTTAACTCATCACGAATTTTATTCAAACACTCAAAAATAGCTTTCCAATCCAGCTCAGAAGCAGCCTGAGACTTCTTACGATTAGCTTTATAGTAAGGGAATAGCTGGCGACGCCAGTAGTTAGTGGCGTCACAAGCGATAACTATCTTACCATACTCAGGACCAAACTTAGTCTTATACATACGGATTGAGTTCAAGACCATGTGTCTGCACATGTTCTCATCGACTTGAGCATTGGTATGGTTACCAAGCTGAACCATGATGTTAGACAGCATCACCTGTGAAAAATCAATGACGATCATTTTTTTTAACGAGCTACTCGCTCTTTCCTTCCTTAGGTGTGATTATGATCTTAACTTTATCAGAAACTGCTAACCCATCTTCAGTATGAATAAATAGGTTGTCAGCAATCATCTGTAGCGGGTGGTCGATACCCCTGATTAGACACAGCAATGATCTGATAGATTCTACGACCATGGCTGAGTGCTTCATGACTTCATCATCATCTTCATCGGGTGCGAATCCAGCTACAGTCAGTTGATCAAACAGAGTTGGTATGATAGTCTCAATAGTCTCTTGTATATGAAACTGCTTTACCAGGTCCATGGTCTCATCTATCTCTTCGATAGACGTCGGACCGTTGTACCTGTTATTCTTAGACGGAAAGATGATGACGTTGTTAGCAGTGGTCATAGTTTATTATACCAGGTCATATAAAATTTGTCAACCATTATGTGATAGTTTCATCACCATACACGACTCTTGAACCATCTTCTGTAAACTTAAAATCATAAGTTACAGCTCTAGTGTTCTTACCTAAGACGTGAGACAAGTTTTCTTTTTTATTAGAGTCACAGTAGAATATCATGAACCCTCCGCCACCAGCACCGAGTATTTTACCACCCAGAGCACCATTTTGCATAGCTAAGTCGTATATCTCATCGATACTATCATTAGTTATACCAGAAGTCACGTTCTTTTTATCGACCCAAGCTTGGTGTAAAAGGTCTCCAAATGTATCTAAGTCACCACGTTCTAGTAAGTCAGCGGCAAAGATAGCTTTATTCCTACCATTCATGACTAAGTTAAACTTATCGTCATCTGTCATGACTCTAGACTGTTCAGACAAGATCTTGTTAGCTGAGCGTGGTATATTGGTATACACCAGTAGTAAGTTATTTTGAAGTCTATTCATGGTCTCTTTACTAACATTTAATATGGACTTAGAGACCGTGTCTTTTGAGAACTTGAATAGGTTTAACCCACCAATAGCTGCTGCGTACTGATCTTGTTTTCCTACTGGATACTCACATCGATTCATCTCAATGTTACAGGCTTGTTCAGCTAGCACAGTAGAATCAGGATAGTTCTTTAAACTATTTATCAATCCGACAGTAAAAGATGATGAGCTACCGAGTCCTGAACCACGTCCCGGGATATCTGATATAGACGCAACATGTAGCTTATTCTTGATCTTGTACTCTTTCAGAGTCTCACGTGTGATGTCGTGTGTCATGGAGTCTAGAGTATCATAGTCATTGATACCATCAAATGCTGTTACATAGTTACCACGTGACTTACTATGAACCATGACGTAGATATACTTGTCGATAGTGACTGAGAGAGCGGCTCCCTCTGCTTTTCTATAGAAAGCTGGTAAGTCACTACCACCCGAAAAGAAACTAATCCTCAGTGGTGTCTTTGAGATGATCATGTGCGATATACGAACTGTTCACGAGGAAACTTACGACTCTCTTCGGTCGGATACCTAGACAGTAAGTCTTTAAGCATGGTCTCCCACTGACGCTTGATCCTATCGATACCAAAGCGACTATCGACGTAAGTCTTGTTAAACTTGATCATGTTTAAGTGATCGTCATTCTTTACAAAGTTGATGGCGGCTTCGATGTGAGCATAAAAAATGTTAGCATGTTCATTCTTATCCATCGAACCTTGATACATGACGTTCAGTGAACCAGAAGTATCGGGTAAAGCACCGAGGTTGGGATGTACACAGACTAGACCGGCAGTCATTGCTTCAAGCATAGCCCTACAGCTAGTCTCTACCCAAGTAGACGGGTAAGCAAAGATATGACATTCATTTAACGTGGATCGTAGAACATCGTTTGGTACGAACCCATGATAAGTCATCTGTGGATGATTACGAATCTCATCGTAAAGTGGCTCGAACTGCTTATCAGCATCTTCCCACCCGTAGATCTTGAAGCTAGAGAACACATCTAAATGAATATTAGGATACTTTTCTGCCAGATGTTTGAATACTGGAACAAGAATATCTAGACCACGTTGTGGCGTTGATGTATAGACTAGACGGATCTTGTCTTTACTCTTCGTCGTTTCTGGCGCTATGTCGATCCCAGACTCAAGAACGATACTCTTAGTGTCATACGGGATACCGTGTACTAGATGGTACTGGCTCATCTGCCAGTTAGAGATGAATACAAACTTATGAAACTTGTCTCTGAAAGAAGAGTCACGAAACTTAGTGGACTCAGAATCAGTAGCCAAATCATGTGCCCAGAACAAACGGATCTTAGATTCATCAAGCTCTCTAGGCCTGGAGCAAATGACTTGAAAGTCATCTAATAGACTAGGATCTAGAATAGCTGCTAGCTTTCTCTTAGCTAGCTCAGTGCCACCAAACGCGTTCTTTGATACTTCGTTTTCTTCAAACATACTCATTAAATGGTGTATCCTGACTTGATAGCGTCGTCTCTAAACATCTTGACAGTCTCAAGTGAATAGTCAGTCAAGTTCTTATCTAGAGTTGATAGCTTTTTGATGATGTCTGGTGTCATTGTAATAATATTACATCCAGAGAGTTGTGCCTCTACATAATTGTATACTTGTCGAGTTGATGCCCAGAGGAATTTTACATTTGGGTTACGAGACATACCAGAAGCAAGTAACTTATTAAGTTTAACACACTCTGAAACGACTACGCCAGCATTCTTACCAGCATCAGCAATTCGTCCGGCAAAGATCGAAATGATGCTTGGTACTTGACTAGAACCAATAGCATCTAGAACATGCATGGTCTGATTTGGTGTGAATACAGCCGTGACGTTTACACTCACACCCTTGGACAGCAGGGTCTTGATAACGTTACTAGTCAGTTCACCGTTAGTATAAGTGACTGGAATCTTTACATACACTTGATACCCATGGTTGTCACCAATGTCACTGAGCTTCAATGCTTGTTGAATCATTTCATCTTCGTCATCGGAGAATACTTCTAGACTGATGTTGGTATCTGGTCGATACTCTTTTAAGTAAGCTATAGCATTATCACAGAAACCCATGTAGTCAATGACGCCGGCTGCTCGCATCAGACTTGGGTTCGTCGTAAAACCCTTAATCTTATTATTCTTTGAAGCTTCAACGATGCCATCCATCGCGGCTCCATCGGCATAGATATCAATCATAATACATCCTCAATTAATTTAGTTGCTTGTGTTATATCACTTACGTAATAAGTCGGAGTCACGTGTATCCACTCGTTTGGGCTCTTGTACTCGTTGTATGAACAATATATCGTCTTTAAGCCACTCTTGTAGCCAGCGACTATGTCTTTCCAGGTATCACCCACTAATACACACTCGTCTCTATTTAATTCGTACTTTTTGATGAAGTGTTCTATCATACCGTTGTTTGGCTTATAAAATTCTGTGCCTCGTTGTTCTGCACAGTATACGTCATCTATATCTAGATAATATAATATATCTTTAAATATGTCAAACGTTTCTCGAGACATCTTTCCGTCCAAAACATCTGGCTGATTCGTAATGACTATCACTCTCTTACCAAAGTTTTTAAACTTACGAATAGATTGAATAGCACCAGACATAAACGCGAATTCTTCGATCTTCCAGGGAGCAGTCATCTTTCCGTCATGATTGACTAAGTGATTGATGACTCCGTCCCTGTCTAAGAATACAGTCTTTACCACGTCGTCTTTTTTATTTGAAGATCTGGGTGAGAAACAATACAATGCCAGACTACAGCCTGAAACGCTTCACTGATCGGCGTCAGTAGAGTTTGGTCTGACACTGGGATGACGCAACAAGCGTCAGAATGCATAGCAGCATAACCATCTGGCTTACCGACTATACTGATTACCGCAGCACCGACGTCATGTGCTAGATCGATAGCTTTGATGAGATTGACTGAAATGTTTCGTTCTTGGCTGCCACCACCGACGGATAGGACGAACACACAGTCAAACTCGTTCAACTTTGAAGTAGAAAGCCATCGTTCAAAGAAGTACTCCCACCCCTCGTCGTTGACTCGTGCTGTCAGTTCAGACACGTTATCTACTGGGCTATAAGCTTCGACGTCACAAAGCTTACGAAGGTCATTGACCATGTGTGAAGCATTAGCCGCAGAACCACCGACACCCAGGATGAAGACTCGACCATCGTTTTCTCTTACTTGCTTCAAGTATTGCGCAATAGTCTCGACGTCAGTCTTTGATACGTTGTTAGTGGTGAAGCTTACTTCATCAAAGTAGTGATCAACGAATGACATTAGGAAACCCTCACGTATGAAGCTTTTACGTTACCCTTTTCTAATACCTTGAACCCTTGTGCGTAGATCATATTTTCGAATCGTTCATGATCATACATCCAAATGTCATCAGCCACAAACACTGTTCCTAAAGTCGAACGATCTAAAAAGAACTTAGTCTCAAGATCTACTGCTTCGTTGTGGTGAGGTCCATCAAAGAACACGAAAGCGTATGTGTTCTCATACTTCTTGAAATCGTTATAGACTGGAACACCATCACTGAAACGATTAAAGAACTCGGAGTCTTCCATACAGAAGAATGAGAAGTTCAACCCCTTATTGTAAGCATAATAATAGAGTGACGGGATGACACGGTTGCGCATACCATTGTCGTAGTCAAACCTGAGTGGCTTCGTGATCTCTTTCGAGAGCGGATCACCCTCGATAGTCACACCCGGGACGTGATGAGTGATGTTCATATTAGTGCATTCGATCTCGATGTTACCATAAGGATCGATACAGAACATAGAACGACCGGTGTCCTGGTTCATCGCCAGTGTATCGATGATGATCTTGGCGGAGCCACCACGACGTGTGCCGATCTCGACTACGGCACCGGGGACACCCTTACATTGCAATACGGCTCGTTGCAGGATGTCGTACTCTTGACTATCAGTACTGAATACTTCTTCGTCACTAAACCTAATGATTCCCATTATGTAATGTCCTTTAGTCTGTTTCTTAGTTCTGTCGAACTGTAGTGGTGATAACGGGGGATGTATACTATCCCGATGTTTAGCGAGTCACATATTTGATGCCCGGTGAGTTCTTGACCCTCGTACTCAGATCCTACAAAACGTCGGTTGATAGCTAGAGTAGCCATCATGTTTTCTAAGTCTAGTTCAGTGTCATATGGGACTATGTAATCAGCATATACTTTCAATTGTGTGTAGCGTTCATACATGCTTTGAATAGGCTTATTCTTCCAGTCACGATCGAGTCGTGGATTTGATTGTAAACCAACGACTAGCTCGTCACATTGTTTACTACACTCTGTCAAGAAATGTATGTGTCCTGGGTGCAGTAAATCAAATGCGCCACAGGTGAAACCAATCACTTTATTCATAATATATTATCTTTAGATCGCTGGCGCTTGACGCTCGAAATAGTTTTCATTGATTGCTATAGCACCAAAGTATTGTTTAACAAGCTTAACAACGGCTTCAGTATCATACAGCTTACAAGAAAATACATCAAGATACATGGTGTCGTTTTCGTCGACGAAATGAGCACAGATGTTGCTTGTTTCAATTAACTGCACAAGTGTATACCCGGCTTTGTCACCTGAACCAAATTTAATGATCTGTGGTTCACCATAAGCGACCATGTCAATGTCTTTAACGAGATGCTTCGCGAAAGCATAAATTATTGTTGAATCGGTGATCTTGTCATGATCACATCCAGAACAATCAAGAGCTAAATGATAACCCCAGTAAGATGGCATATTTAATTATTTCCTTTTTTGAATAACGCGTTCAATATCATTGGTGAAGATTCCATTTTCTTGATTATCTTCACTGATCTTTTTTAGCTCTTCCATAGTCACTACGCGATTTGAAAAATCCATTTCACCCAGATGATGCTGAGATAGTTCTTCAAAATCAGTAGTCTCATGGTTTATAATCCAATGATCAAGAGCGTGAGAGATTGGTTCATCATCACCAATCTCTACAACGTACTGATGTTTGAATTGTGAGATAGTCTCAATAAGTACTAGCTTTGGCATTAGAGAGTCTCTACACCTTGACAATAAGTGACTGAATCAATACGAAAAGAACGCCAGCCACCAGCAGTCAAATCCCAACAAGCTATGACATTGGGATTTTGTTGATGAAAATCTTTTTCTTCAGCTTTTTCTGAACGGTATGACTCCGGAAGAAATTTTTCCATGAGGGTAGCTCGCATTACTCGAGCGTCACCATTCACTTTAGTGAAGTGAACTTCAATAACATTTGACCGAAGCTCACGAAGTAGAGTATCACGAGTATACATAATATATAGATCCTTTATTCTGTCAGAAGATTTTGTCGCAGGTCAGACTCAAGCAGCTTAGTAGCAAGTTCACTATAACCACCAATGAAAAATCCGTCAACCACTACTACTGGATAAGTACGTGCAGATGCGTACTTTTCAGTGAGTATTGTACTGGTGAAGTCTCTATCAAGATGATACTCATTGTAAGAGATCTTACGTGACTCTAGCAACCTTTTAGTCATAGAACAATACGTGCAACCGTCTTTAGTGTAAATTTCCACGAACATCTTCTTTTCCCTCAACTTCTGGTAACTTTGCTTCCCAATATTTACTTACGTCTTCTTTTTTCTTTGGATCAAGCCCCATGTCGACCATCTCATCGATGATCATTTGCTCGAGGTTACCGTAGATCATCACATAATTGCTTCTGAGGCTGAAGCACGAAGAACAACGTAGATCTCATGAGCATTACTGAGACTGGCAAAGTATTGATTATACTTTTGAATAGCGTGATCTACGTTCATGGCATAAACGATACGATTCTGTTCAGCTTGTACTGGTTGACGCCCAGGCTGCAGAGGACGAAGCTGAACCAAACCCTCTACTAGAAAAAGTTTAGAAGAAGTGTCATGAGTCGTATCGTCGTTATTTTCACTGAAGTACGTCGGTGTAACTGTCACACTCTGTTCACTTACTTCACGCCATGCAGGAGTCATGCCTTGATCTTGTAGTTCATTTTCATAGTTAAAGACTTTAGGTTCATTCATATCATTAGGTTCCATGTTTTTAGGTTTATTTTTAGCACCAGGTGGTCTACCCATTATATATCTCCTCAACTCACTAAACAAGTTCATGTCTTGAACTTAATTATCTCGACTTTCAATCTTTTTACACCCTTGTCTTTTATACCAAGACGAACAGCACATCCCAGACTCAAGTCAAAATCGCGACCTCTAATAAAAGGTCCGCGATCATTTACTCTAGCCACCACTCTCTTGTTGGTTTCTGGGTCAGTAAATCTTACCCAAGTACCAAATGGCAAACTCTTGTGTGCTACTGTGTATAGGTTAGGATTAAACTTCTCTCCGTTAGCTGTCTTTCGACCGTGTTTGTACCAAGATACTCGCGCTTCATATGTCTTTACGATCTTGATAGCGTCGGCCGTGCGTTCGTGAGACTTTGCCTCAAAACTAATAAGAGACAAGAGTAGCACGAGCGCACAATACAGGCGCTTCTTCACCGTTTTTACTCCTCTTTTGTTTTACTTTAAGCGGCTAAAAGATCTTTT